CATACCGTGCCTTATTCTAACCCAAGTTGCCACCCACCCTTGCCATGCCCCAGAAGCTCCTTCACCTCGTCTATCCCCCGCCAGGGGTCGCTGGTGGGGTGATTTCTATCACCTTTATCGGTTCGCAGGTTCCTGCTAGAAGTATCCTGAACACTATCCTCCTTATCTCCTTTACAGGTTTCGGGAACATCATTATTGGGTAGCGTATCTCTATGGGTATGTTGAGGATGGAAAGGGAGCCTAGCTCTGTGGGGTTTACTCGGTAAGAAATACTTCCATCCAAGAAGGAGTATTGCATGGAAAAGGCGAAATCCGTGTCTTCAATCTCAACGGTGAACTCTTGTGTGAGAACTGTGGTTCTCAGCAGTATGGACTCCTCAAGGTCTTCTAGGAGCGCCATGTCGTTGGACACTATGTTGTAGTCAATGGTCGTCTTGGCGTAGGGGAGAACCCGCAGAACCACGTAGTGCTCCTCCGGCGTTCCCGGCTTGACCCGCCCCGCAATGTTCTTTGGCCTGTCAACTTCGGGAGTTATAGTGCTTCGGTAGAAAAAGTAGCTCCACCACCTTCCATGGGTCGTTACTGAGTCTACGCCCCTTCCCAGGCCGGATTGGTGCTTTAGAAAGACCCGGTTTATTAGGTCCTCTACGTTGTCTGTGTAGTGGTCAGCCACCGTTCCCGGAGAGGACGGGAGGAAGCGGAAAAACTCCCCAAGCTTCTGTGAAATATGGGATACGGTGGTGCTTATTGCCAGAGTGGTTGTCATGGGAGTATGATATCACTCACAGTATGGGCTCAAGTATGTGGATAAAGAAAGAACGAGTTCTGGAGGCATCCTGCAAGACTGAGGTGACCTTCAGGTCCGACTTCCTCCCCCCTGGGATATGCGCCCTTACTTTGGTTCCCAAGGGGAGGAGCTTGTGGTATATTCCCCTCTTTTCCGCCTCCGTGGTGGCCGGGTCGTTGGTCGTGTTTCCTACCCTGGCCCTTTCCTGGGTAATCAGCCCAGTTATGAACATCCACCCGTCCTCATCAGGAGTGTTTCGGTACTCCACGTAAGACCCGGAAGTTGGGTATATCCTCGTTTCCTGGGATTGGACGGGGTAGAAGAACTCGCAGTAAAAACCTAAGCGTGGCCCGAGCTTTATGAGCAGGTTCTTACCGAGCCTGCCCATAATCTCGTCCACTATGTAGAGCACGTTTTTTGTCGTGTCTGGCAACGTTCAGCGCTTCATACCTAGCGCCTTCCGCTTTCTCATAGTTCTCATCCTCTTTATCCGAGCCTGAGAAAGCTTCCTAAGAAGCTTTATCTTACGCTTCCTAGCGGCTCTTGCGAGCTTTATTTTTTCAAGTCCGGAAACCCTGACGCACCGCCCGTCCTTAAATATCTTACCACTTGGGCACTTTGGCCTTAGCCTTTTCTTTCCTCCCCTCAGAGAGCGAACAAAGGTTCCTCCCCCAGGTATCCTTTTCCCCGGAAAAGCCCCTGGACGGAACCAGGAGCCCGTGGAGGAAGACCTCCTTTTGGCGGCCTCTTGTAGGCTCTCTAGAGCCTTCGCTAACCTGCCCATGTTCCCCTCCTGCTACCTCCGGCGGCGGGTAGTCTTGCGCTCCTCTTCCGGCTGTACCTTCTCCTCTTCTGCCTCCCGTGGCTTTTCTTCTTCCACCTTTTGCAGGTGCTCCTCGTTGGTGTCATTCCCCTTGGGGGTGTCCTCTTTTGGAGCTTCTTCTTCCAGCAGACCGAGCGCCTTCAGGTACTCCTTTTCCCTCTCCTTCATAGTCTTCTCCACTTCAAGAGCTTCGACTTCATCGCTTACGAGGACTCCGTATATAGTTTTCAAGGTAGTTTCTCCCTAACCTATTCCAGGGTTTGCTATCATGATAGCAGATTTGTTAGTGCAATCAGGTAAAGGCAAAGTTGAAGGTCTTCAAAAACGCCTCGGCCAGTCCCCACTTGTCCTCGCTAAACTCAATCTCAACAGAGAGCACATTTCCCCTGGGTTCTTCCTCTAGGTGCCTTACGGAAACCCAATGGGCAAACGACTTGGCCCCCTTGACTATCCAGAGAACCCTGTGAATGGGCTCTCCAGCCAGAAGAGCCATGTATAACTGAACCCCGTTCCCGTGGTTTCTGTTGTCTACCCCTAGAACCCTGTCTGATGCGAAGGCCACTCCCTCCATGCACACTTCCCTGTTTTTCAAAACTTTTTCCACCTTTTCCGTGGGCGGCTCCTTTTTGTCCAAGAAGAAGTAAAATCCTCCCCTTTCCATCCTCTTTATTCCACCAACTCCTAGCCACTCGTAAAGCTCCTTTAATAGCCTCTCCTCTTGGTCAGGCCAAGGTATGACTACCCCGCTAGTGGGTATGGAGCCTTTGAAGTCAAGCGAGGCTGAGGCTATCGCCGATACCCGGATTTCCTTCTCTGCGTGCGTCCGGTTCATTTTTCCACCTGCCAAGAGTATACTCTCTCGCCTCTGTTTCTTCAAGCCTGCTCTTTGGCTATTATAGTCTCGGTATGCCAAAGGTACTGCGTTCAGTCAATGACCTCATATCGGCAAACGTCCGTTGGGCTATTTCCAACAGGTGGGCGGTGGAGCTTGGCGAGGGGTTTCCCCTCATAAGCCCCTTTGACCGATTTTTCCCGGCAGAAACCGTTGACGAAAAGATTAGCAACGTCAACGATGGTCAGTTCACCTTGGGCCACCACCAGTTCCGCTACCCTCAAGACCGGATTTCCAAGGAGGTTTCCATAACCTTTCTGGACGATGACAAGTTTACTTTGATGGAGATATTCCGTGCTTGGATGGACCAGCTAGTTCCACCCTCCAAGGGCGCCCTTGGCCTCCTCAAGCACTACGCCCGCACCATCCACGTCTACCGCTACGGCTGGCGGGGCTCTCGTGATGGCACCAGAGAGGTCACGGATGCCAGGGGATACCTGGTCTATCCTTCAGGCATGATTACCTACTCTGGCAACCAGTCTCCAGAGTTTGTCAGGTTCACCGTGGAGCTTGCGGTTCTGAAGGACTGGATTATTTGACACTCCCACCTCCGCCACAAACAAGTGGACACGGATTTGGTATAATGTAATAGGGCCTGGACGGGGCCTTCGGGAGTAATCCCGAGAAGCCCTGGGCTTTAGTCCAGGGAGGCGTCACAACTGGAGGTGGTACAAAGAGTCATCGTGAAGGCAAAGGAAGACCGCCCGGCTCTGTGGAAACCGGGCGGTTTTCTACTCTTCTTGCTATCCTCCTATCAGTACATTATCAGTGAGGGGAAATATGTTTTTACGTAAACAATCGCTCTAAGTGACCCCGTCCACTCCCATACTGGAGGATTAAAATCAATAACCAAGTAGCTAGTGTCCTCTATCCTCTCAATGTGGTATCCTGCATCTACATCGTATTTCAATATCCCGATTCCTCCCGGCTCGTCCACAACCACATAGACCTTAAGGTCCACTACACTTTCCTCAGACGCTACTGAATCTGGTATAGGAACCGCTACTTTTTCCTGTGGAACCACCCCTTGGTCGCGCTCTATTTCCAGGTACCTCTCCACCTGAAACTCTCTTACGGCTAGCGCTACGGTTATCGCACCTTCCGTTGAATAGGATTCAACAGGAAAGAGTTCAAAGTATATCGGGTATCCCAGGTCTAATACAAAACCATCGTGTGTTATCGCCCGGCTTGTGTATACAACTACTGGCACATTCCCTTGTGCTATCAAGTTGCTATCTTCCTCTTCCAAAAACCTCTTGTCGTCCCTGACGGAAACCCTGTAGAGACGTGAGTCCCTAAACTCACTTTGTCCATTGCTTTTCACCACTTCTACTGGCCCCAGTATTAGAAGCAAGTTCCCATCATAAACCTCGTAAAGTTGCCAGCTTTTTTTCAGTATTTCCAAAATCTCTCCATCTTCTTTTATTTTCACCCCTGATGCTATGACCGCATCCGCCTCTATAGTCCCAACCTTGCTAGAAAGCCTGTCGTTTAGGTATCCAAGGTTTACTGCATCTCCAGGCTCTACGGGCTCTAGAAGACCCCTTACCCGGTTGGTTCCTTGGAGGTCCAAGTCTACGGCTACTTTCCTTTTTCCAGGCATTGACACCCAAGCTGAAACCTAAGGTAAGCAAGCGGTTACGGCTTCATTATACCACACACCCCCTCATTTCCATCAACGAAAAGGCCCCGCATGGTGTCTTGCGGGGCCGGAAGGTTCATTTTTCAGCTTACAGAGCCACGTTGCCCAAAATCACCACCCTGATGGAGTTGTTCGCCGGGGCCGGGTAAGCTTCAAGAACCACCGTATCGGCATCTTGGACCTTAACCCCAAGCTCAATTTCATCCCCAGTAGCCACCTCGTAGGCCCGGACCACAACAGCGTCGGTCCCTAGGTAGTGATTGACTGTGAAGGAGTTGGCTGTGCCGTTGCCGATGGTGGTGGTGTAGCCGTAAACCCCATCCCTCGGGGCCATTACGTACACCTGGTAGTCCGTGCCGTCCGTAGTCTGTAGGGCCAAGAAGTTCCCAGAGAGGACGGAGGTGCTGTCCACGACCACCCCTCCCAGGACAAGGAACAGCCGATTGTCCTGACCAGCGCTGGCCGTGTCCCTAGTCAGGGTTCCGTTGGCCTGGACCACGTAAATCCCGTTCTGCTGGGGGTTGGTCTGGCCTGCCAGGGCCACCCGGTCGCCCGCCGTGACATCTGCGCTCGTCTGGTCGGCGATGTTCTGCCCCGTGTTGATGTTGTACAGGAAGACGTACTCCACCGGGTCTAGCAAGTCATCCTGGTTCGGGATGTTTTGTAGGGCACTCTGGAGGTATTGCAGGTTTACGGCGTCCCTAGCGTCCACCGGGTCGGCCAGGCCCTTGATGCGGTTCACATTCAGGAAGTCGTAATCACGTGCTATCTTGCGTGCAGGCATGTTTCTTCTCCCTTCCAAACCTAGAAGCCTGTGTTCCTCTTTATATCATAGCAAGATGGGCCTTTCAAAAATCTATAATGTGTAGCTAAGGATTATGGGTTTTAAGGACGAAGAGCGTCAGGAAGTCTTGGAAGTGAGGGGCGCTTCAGAGGAGCCCCCCACGCTTTCCGAAATGCTCAAGGGTAAGAGCAAGAGGGAAATATACTCCATCGTTTCCAAGCTCCTGGGATATGAGGAGGTTCCTCCCGAGATAGACCACTTCATCTCTGACCCTGCTTATCTTGGAGAGGTTTTGGATGGTGGCCGGGCCGTTTACGAATACTGGAAGGCCGCTCTCCGTTCCATTTACCCTAATCCCTTTGAGAGCCCTTACCTGGAAGTGGTGGCTACTGGGGCCATTGGTATCGGTAAGACCACCCTGGCTAAGGTGGGTTCTAGCTACGACATTTCCAAAATGCTCCTCCTAGCCAACCCCCACCGCAACTACGGGCTTATTTCCACGCAAAAGATTGAGTATGCCATTGTCAATGCCACGATGAGCCTAGCCCGGTCGGTCATTTACGATGAACTGATAGAGTGGTGGCGCATATCTCCCTTCTTTTCCTCCCACATGCGCAAGAACAAGTCCCCAGACACGCTCTTTCCCAAGCGCATCAACATCGTGTCTGGTTCTCGCCCATCCCACTTCATCGGTAAAGCTATTTTTGGAGCTATCCTGGATGAGATGAACTTTCAAGACAAGGTGGAAAACCAAGCTTATGAGAACTACACCAATATTCTTCGCCGTTTGAAATCCCGCTTTGGCACCTCAAAGTACCTCCCTGGACATCTTTGGCTTCTCTCCTCCAAGCGCCGGGATAGCGACCCCCTCCAGGTACACATTGAAAAGAGCCGAAGCGACCCTTCAACCGTCATC